TTGGGGTATTGCCCATTCTGATGGTCTGATCGAAATTGATCCTTCGATCAAATCCCGTAAGCATTTAGAGATTGTCATACACGAAGTATTTCACATATTATTTCCCGAAGCAACAGAGCAAGAGGTTGTAGAAAAATCAATAACTTTAACTAAAATTTTATGGTCTGAGCATTACAGGAGAATAGAACCTGAAGTGCATGAACCTTTACAAGATGGTACGAAATGAAGCAGCACACTAAAATTTACATGAAATATTTTGGATATGGAATCGAAGATTTTATTGGCTGTGAAGTATGCGGTAATAAAGCTGTTGACATTCACCACATTGATTGTCGGGGTATGGGTGGCAGCAAAGATAAAGACACGATCGAAAACCTGATGGCAATGTGCAGAATGTGCCATGAGAAGTATGGGGATAAAAGAGAATATACAGAATTACTAAAACAAACACATCACAGATTTATAGAAATTTATGGCAAAATGTACTGACAAAGAATTCTTGCAAACAGAATTACAAATGGGGATCAGCTTAGACAATCCACAGTTTTTAGATTTAGGCAGAAACACAATTGCACAGGTAAATGGTTATGGAAATATCATTTTAGATTTCGGTTGCGGAGTAGGTGCATACAGCAAGGCTGCCTTAGATGCCGGATTAGATGTTTATGCTTATGAAAAGTTTAAAGCACACAGAGATTATTTAAAAGAAAACTTACCTGCTTTGCGAGTGGTAACAAAGCTTGAACAGCTTAAAACTAAATATAACTTAAACAGACTTGATATCTTAATGTTTATTGAAACAGCAGAACATATGACTGATGATGAAATAAGAGCAATGTTTCAACATATAAACCCAATATGGATTTTATTTAGTAGCACAAGTCAGAAAACAGATAATGATGAGGCATGGGGGCATATTAATGTAAAAGAACAATCAGAATGGGATTCTTTCTTTCTTGATTTAGGTTACAGAATACACAAACATTTATCATTGCCAACAGCATGGAGTAAAATATATCAATTGATATGAAAAAAGGATCACAGGATAAAATAAAAGTTACCTTTGGTAAACGAAAGAAAGGCAAAGCACAAAAATCATTCAATAAACATGACAGAAAAGAACGAACATACAGGGGACAAGGTAGGTAGACCCACAAAATACAAAGAGGAATACTGTAATAAGCTGATTGAGCATATGGCAGAGGGTTATTCCTTTGATTCATTTGCAGGAATTGTGGAGGTTCACATTGATACTTTGTACGAATGGGCGAAGGTGCACAAAGAATTTTCCGATGCCAAACATATAGGAACTGCAAAATCAATGGCATGGTGGGAAAAAATTGGGCGAATGGGTATGGTCAATGAGATACCATTTTTCAATGATAGGATATGGAGGCTGAACATGATCAACAGATTCAGAGCTCAATGGTCAGATGGTACAAAGAATGAAAACAACGATAAAGTAAAAACTGAGATCATTGTCAAATACGGAAACAAAACAGGTGGACCTATGGCTTCCGATAGCACATCAGACACAGGCGAAGGTTCTTGATTGTGATGCAAGGTTTATTGTTTTAATGTGCGGTCGAAGATGGGGCAAGAGTGTAATCAGTCAGTCATTGGCTATTGAGAATGCACTTGATGGTAAACTTGTGGCATATATTACCCCGACATATGGGTTGGCAAAAATTTTTTACGAAGAAATAGGAAACAAGTTAGATGCTGTTATTGCATCCGGTAACAAGTCAGATTTAGTCTTTAACTTTTTTTCAGGTGGATCAATCAGGTTCTTTACAGGTGAAAGACTTGACAATTTAAGAGGTCAGAAATTCCACATGGCAATCATTGATGAGGCATCCTACATTCCGAACCTTGAACATGGTTGGCTGAATGCGATCAGACCTACATTAACAGACTTCAGAGGAAGGGCAATATTTCTGTCAACCCCAAAAGGGCAGAATTACTTTTATTCCCTGTACATGAAGTCAGGAGAAAAGGGGTGGCAAAGTTTTAAGTTTACAACATATGACAACCCACACATATCCCCCGATGAAATAGATGATGCAAGAACCCAACTGCCACCGGCTGTATTTGAGCAGGAATACATGGCGAACCCAATGGAAAACGCATCGAATCCATTTGGCAGTCAGTTCATCAAGCAATGCACAAAACCAATGAGTGCCTCAGAACCCCTTTATTTTGGCATAGATTTGGCGAAGTCTGTGGATTGGACCGTTATCATTGGTTTGGACCAAAATGGCAACGTTAGCCTTCTAAAGAGGTTTCAGAGGGATTGGGGAAGTACTAAGCAGGAAATACTGAACTTACCAAGAAAACCAATTGTAATTGACTCCACCGGTGTTGGCGATCCTATTTACGAAGACCTATTAAGACAAGGAATTAATATTCAAGGGGTTAAGTTTACAAGTCAATCCAAACAGCAGCTGATGATGGGGTTGCAGACAGCAATACAGACAGGCAGGATCGGTTTCCCTGAGGGAATCATCACACAGGAATTAGAAATCTTTGAATACCAATATACTCCGACAGGTGTTAAATACTCTGCACCTTCAGGCTTCCATGATGACTGTGTTATGGCTTTGGCTTTGGCATGGCACAATATGAATTTTAAATCCGGCTCTGGGAAATACAATTTTCTTTAAAAAAAAGTTTAAAAAATATTTGGTTGTATTAAAGAAAGGTTTATATTTGCTGTATAAACAAAACCACTTATTATGACAAAGCAACAACAAATTAAAGATTTAAGAGATCAGTTAGACAGTTTGAATTTAGAAATGCCACAATCATTTTTTGATTTAGATCAAAGAAACAAAACTGCATTTTTAATTACCATGCAGTTGGAGAAATTAGAAAATCCAACAGCGTACAATGAAAACGAAAATCATTGGGAAGGTTACGAATTAAGATTCTAAAACAGGGGCAGCAATGCCCTTTTAAATCATTATTATGAAAAAGGAAAACTTAAATTTAATTTTAGCTTTATTGATCGGTGCAATCATTATTGGTTTACTTCAAGATAATTATTGTTTATGAATCATGGTTCTTTATTTAGTGGCATAGGTGGATTTGATTTAGCAGCGGAATGGATGGGGTGGAATAACATATTTCATTGTGAATGGAATCCATTTGGTCAACAAGTTTTAAAATATCATTTCCCTAATTCAATAAGTTATGCAGACATCACTAAAACAGACTTCTCTATTCACAGAGGAACAATTGACATCCTTACAGGTGGATTCCCTTGTCAGCCATATTCAAATGCAGGGAAAAGACTTGGGAAAGCCGATGAAAGACATCTCTTTCCTGAAATGTTACGAGCAATTAAAGAAATTCAACCAAGATGGATTATTGGCGAAAATGTTCGTGGACTTGTTAGTTGGAATGGAGGGTTGGTATTCCACGAAGTGTACGATGACTTGGAAAGGCAAGGATATGAAGTCCAATCGTATATTATTCCTGCTGCAAGTGTCAACGCACCACATAGAAGGGACAGAGTCTGGATTATTGCCAACTCCGAGTGCATTCGATTGGAATACAGCACAAAGACAGGACAAATACGAACAAAGGAGATTAATGCAAAAAAAGAAAGGAGTGAATCTGCATTATCCTCTAAAACAAATGGTAATGGACATAAATCCAAATGGGAAAACTTCCCAACTGTCTCCCCAATTTGTAATGGAAATGATGGGATTCCCTCACAATTGGACAGAATTACCTTTTCAAAATGGAGAAAAGAAACAATTAAAGCAGGAGGAAACGCAATAGTGCCACAAGTTGCATTACAGATTTTTAAAGCAATACAACAATTTGAAAATGAAATATAAAGAGAAATGCAAATAATATTTTTATTAGTTTTTAATTCATTTATTCTTGGATTTATAATATCAAGATATATTTATAAAAATAAATAAACAATGAAACTACACAACAAAGATGTCATAATTGACTTGCTCACAAACAAAGAGCATTTAAGGGACAATGATCAGGCATTGATTGCGAATATATGGTGGCGAGAATTAGTCACGCAAGGAAAAGATAAATCAACTGCCTTTGAAATGCTCAAAGTGTTTTCTGAAGGTAAACTATCCAATCCTGAATCAATCAGGAGATCAAGACAAAAGATACAGGAAGAACAACCTGAATTAAGAGGGGAAAGCTACAGGGCAAGACACAGGGAGCAAGATAGTGTTAAGGAACAATTAGGTTATAATTAAAACTTTTGTTATATTTGTAAAAACCACTTATTATGAAAATCGAATTAATCAAAGAGGTCAGCTTTTTAGGAGAGGTAAGTTATTACCTTGAAATTGATGGAAAGTATATTGTAGGTTCAATGACAAGCAAAGAGCAACAGGCGAATGAGTTTTATGAATTTGTGCAGAATAATAAGTCATTGAAGACAAAAGATGTAATTAAACAAACAGAAATATGATCGGTGAACTATTAAGAAAGACAAGACAAGAACAATCATTAACGCAGAAACAATTGGCTGCAAAATCAGGCATCAGCTTTGTTTCAATAAACCGAATTGAAAATGGCAATCCACCAAGATTATCCGTTGTTGAGAAGATTTTTTCAGCTATGGGAAAGCGAATCACAATCAATCTTTCAGACAATACTGAAATACATAGTTAGTGTACTATGGTTTGGATCAGCAGTCATCATATGCTTTCCGATTGTAGTTGTAGCTTTATATTTTATGTTTACAGAATGGTACGATAAAATACATTATTAATGACTTGGCAGGACTTAAACTTATTTCAATATCAGCAACTTGTTAATGCTTTGAAGATTGAAGATGACATTGACAAAACAGTTAAGCTGATCAGCATTGTAACTTCAAAGACAGAGAACGAAGTACTATCAATGTCCATTGCTGATTTTAATAAGGCAAAGGAAAGCCTGAACTTTCTTGCAAACGATATCGAAGGTAAGCCTGTAAAGTACATTGATGTAAACGGAAAACGATACAAGTGCATTTACGATGTCAGGAACATACCTGCTGCAAGGTATATTGAGTCAAAGGTTTATGGTGCTGATCTTGTGACAAACATTCACAAGTTGGCAGCGACAATGGTTATGCCAATGAAAAAGACTCTGTTCGGTTGGAGGCTTGACAAGTACGATGCAAGTAAGCATGAGGAATACGCACAGGATATGTTGGAGGCAAGATTCGTTGATGTTTACCATTCCGCAATTTTTTTTTTAAGTGTATTTCTGAACTTGATAAAATGTTCGGAGGACTTTTTGATTCAGAGCCTGAATCAGATGAAAACCCCTTCGGATCAGACAGAGGCGGTTCAAGATTTCTTGAAATATATGGATGGCACTATACCATATATGAAATTGCCAAACTCCATAATATTACAGCTGAAGTTGCATGGGGAATGAGGGCGATTGAATACCTTAACGCACTTGCATACATGAAAGCAGAACGAGATTTTAAACGTACATTGCAATAGTTTTTTTTCATATAGCGGTTGTTTTACCCTGCCTTTTTAGGTGGGGTTTTTTGTTAGTTATTATCCCTGTTTTCGGACATTTATAAGTATGAGCATCAGCAAAGCACAGGCAAGGGAATTCCTCAATGGCTACCTTCAATCACTTGGTTCTGAATACAAAACAGACCCGATTGTTGGAAAGGCTATTGAATTGCTTTTGTTCAAATATGCTGAGGAATGGAATAAGTCAGTTAAACTAAACTTAACAAAGGCAAAGGCTATTGCATCCGGTGAATTATACGATGTATCTGTACCTATTGTAAGGCAAACAGAAACAGGGTATGTGGTTGAATTCGGTTACCCAATCAATTCAAAGGCTGCAAAGTATTATGACTTCGTAAATAAGGGTGTTAAGGGTACACAGAATAAAAAATCAAATGAAGGTGTTTATGTTTTTAAAAGTCCATTCCCGAACAGGAAAATGGCTGCAAGTATTTACACTTGGTTGAATAGTGCAAGAAAGTCTGTAAGGAGTGTTCAGCAACCTACAACACCAATAGAAAAGAAAAGAACAAGATTAAAGAAAATGCTAACCGATGCAGATAATAAAAAAAGGTTAGCCTATGCAATATCAAGCAAAATTAAAAGGGATGGTTTAAGAGCTACCTATTATATTGACAAAGCAATGAAGACTGTATTCAATCAGGACTTTCAAGCAGCGGTAGGTCAGGCACTTGACACAGAAATAACAATACAAATCAGAGCAATAAATGGCAGCAGTAATAAGCGAAGCACCGGCAGCATATAGTCCGGCACATGAAGACCTGTGGTTTAAGCTGACTTCAAACAATTCAGGAACAACCAATTTTAAATTCGTTGTTGATGTAATTGTAAGCGGTCAAAATACAACAACAGTTAAAGTATTTCCTGATGCTTCAGGATTTGGATTTTATAATGCAGGACCAGTTGTAAGGTCATACATTCAGAATTACTTTGAGCCTTCAGGAAATTCAATCCTTGTGGCTTCAAGCGATAAATACAAGGTCACATACGTTATACAGGCAGGTGAGGAAGTAAGCGGAGTCATAACAACAAATCAGGCTTCAGGATCGTACACAGCAGCAAACTATTACAGACCGTTATTCTCTGACTATTATGCATCAGGGAATCAAACATTCAGCACATATTATGCTGCACCACTTGCTGAATACGAAGATGATTTTCTAACAGAAAGGGATGTAAATATTAAAGCATCAAATTCTGATAAAGTTTTTGTTAGCTTTTTTAGAAAAAATACAGGAACTTATACAGCTTATTGTGATGTGGTAAACGAAGCAGGAACTACATTGTCATCATATAGTGCAACAGTATCTTTAAATGAATTTAATCTTTTGAACATTGGAACAGATGCAATTAACACATGGGCAGGAAGTACACTTATTGGAAGTACAGCCTATGGTTACAAATTTTACATTAACCGAAGTGGACATTCAAGCCGCAAGATATTTGTTCGACTTAAATGTTACCCAAAGTTTCAGCCAATTAACCTTCACTTCCTCAATCGTTTAGGCGGTTGGGATACCATGAAGTTTGCACTTGCAAATAAAAGGATATCATCTTTTGAAAAGCAGCAATTCGCTAAACCACAATGGCAAACAATCAGCGGAAGCAAAAAGATAGCTGATTCTTACAATAGGATTTCTGAAACCAATATAAACTTTAATATACAGCACACCAATAAGATGAACTTAATATCTGATTGGATATCTGAACAGGATTCATATTGGGGGCAACAGTTGGTTGCGAGTTCACAGGTTTACTTGGAAATGAATGGCGGTTATTTCCCTGTAACTATTGATGACAATAATTACGAGTTCAAGTACGATAATATTAATAAGACTTTCAATATACAGTTGACTGCAACAGTCGGCAGAGTTATAAACAGTCAATTTAGATGAGGACACAGATATTCATAAATAACGAAGAACTTGATTTGATCAAAGACATTGATGCTGAATTTACATTCGCTATTGATGACATCGCTGATTTTGGTAGTAAAAATACTTCCTTTTCAAAGACAATAAACATTGCAGGATCAGCACAGAACAATAAAGTATTCGGATTCATTTTCGATTTAGGAAACAGCAACTTTACGAATGATGCCAATCCAAACGTGGGTTATGACTTCAATGCTTCAAAGGTTGCACCTTGCAGAATCTTCGTTGATGGTATTCAGATATTTAAGGGTGTTTTAAGGCTTATGGAGGTTGTGATCACAGGTGCAGCAATAGAATACCAATGCTCTGTTTACGGTGACTTGGGAGGCTTTATTTCTGCTTTAGGGAATAAGAGATTAGAAGACTTGGACTTTTCAGAATACGATCAGGATTGGACACTTGCAAACATAACAGCAAGTTGGGACAATATAAACGCATCAGGTGTTTATTTCCCTTTAATTGATTATGGAAACGTAACGAGCAATAATACCGATTTCAGTTTTAAAGCTTTTAAACCTGCATTATATGTCAAAGAATATCTTAAAAAGATTCAGGAAGATAGTGGTTACACTTGGGATTTCCCTTTGCTTGACACCAATCTTCTTAAAAGAATGGTTATACCTTCTAACAAAGCGGTAATATCTAACCCAAGCACAAACGCATTTATTGCAACTGCTGATGAAAAATCATATAGCACAGAAAACTATCCTGACTTTACAGTTACCACAGCAGGGGATTTTACATTAGTAGGGAATGTTTACAGATATAATGGTGCAACAGCTTTGCCTTGTACAATAGCACTTGAATTATCAGGTGAAATTACTGATGTATATCCTGCACCACCACAAGATGTAACAATATCTTTAAGGGTAAACAGCGGAGAAGTAGCTTCACAAACATATCCAATATACGCAACACCAAATGGATTTTATGTTTACTTGGAATATACAACTACATTAAATCAGAATGACACAATTGATGCATGGGTATCTACAACTGCAAACACATATGACATTGATTCAGGCTTTTTAAAAGTATTTGCATCTTCAGGTGCTGATATAACTGTAAATTATGGTGAAGACTTATTGATTAATAACGCAATTCCAAAAGGTGTTTTCCAAAGGGATTTCTTTTTGTCAATTTGCAAGATGTTCAATCTTTATGTTTATGATGATCAATATGACACAAACAAGATTAAGATTAAACCTTATATAGATTTTTATGATGGCAGTTTTGTAGATTGGTCCAATAAGATTGACAGATCAAAGCCAATCAGCATTAAGCCAATGAGTGAAATAAATGCGAGATACTATCAATTTAAGTATAAGCAAGACAATGATTACTACAATGAGAACTACAGAAAGAAATACAACGAAGGGTATGGTGATCTTATATACGATACTGAATTTGATTTTGTTAAAGATACTGATTCATCTGAAGTAATATTTGCAGCGACTGTTTTATTTCAGGCTGAAGATAAAGACAAAGTTTACCCTGCTATATATAAAAAGTCTGACAATAATACAAAGACAGACCCAATGGATTCTGTTATTCGTATTTTACAGGCAAAAAAAATAACAGGAAGAACATCTTACAAAATACAAAATGGTGGAACTGATTTAGCAACATTAACAGTATATGGGTATGCAGGACATTTAGATGATCCTTTTTCACCTACAAATGACATAAACTTTGGAGCACCGAAAGAGGTTTATTTTGAAACAACAACATATCCAACAACGAATCTATTCAATGCGTATTACAGCGATTACATGGCAGAGATTACAGACAAAGACAGTAAGCTTTTAACCTGTAATATTCTGTTAAATGCTGCTGATGTCCTGAATTTGAATTTTGGAAAATTAGTTATGATCGACAATCAACTTTTCAGGATTAATAAAATTGAAGGTTATAACAGCATTGATTATAACACAAGCAAGATCGAATTATTGAAAGTAATAACAAAAGTATTCTAATGGCAGAACAATTAAATTTACAGGTTAATGTCACAGGTAATGCCACACAAAGTGTACAAAGCCTTAAAAAGGAATTAAGGGAGGCACAGGCACAGGTCGCAATATTGTCAGATAAATTTGGTGCATCATCAAAACAAGCGGTTGAGGCAGCAAAGAGGGCAGCTGAATTAAAAGATAGGATTGGCGATGCAAAGGCATTGGTTGATGCGTTTAACCCTGATGCAAAATTCAAAGCATTGTCATCTTCACTTTCAGGTGTTGCTTCAGGTTATACAGCATTACAAGGTGCAATTGGTTTATTCGGAGAGGAAAACAAACAATTAGAAAAACAGCTTTTAAAAGTTCAATCAGCACTTGCATTTTCACAGGGTTTACAGGGATTGTTTGAAAGTATAGACAGTTTTAAAAACCTTGCAACTGTAATTAAAACACAGGTTGTTACTGCGTTCTCAACATTGAGAGGTGCTATCATTGCAACAGGTATTGGTGCTTTGTCAATTGCTCTTGGTTTACTTATAGCAAACTTTGATAAAGTAAAGACTGCTTTATATAAACTTATACCCGGACTCAAAACAGTTGGCGATTTTATCGGTGGTATTGTTGACAAAGTTTCAGGTTATTTAGGATTCAAAGATGAGGAAGTAAAAAAGACTGTTGAATCGAATAAAAAGGTAGTTGATAAAGAAGCTGAAAAAAATAAACAATTAGAAGCTGAAAGAGCAAGAGCAGCAGAGGAAAGAAAAAGAAAGAAAGAGCAAGAATATAAAGATGAACTTGCAAGGCTTGAAAGATTCAAAGAAGATGAGGCTGAGGCACAGCGAAGGGCATGGCAACTTGAAAAACAGGCAATTGAAAATAGAAGTGAGGAAGCAAAAAGAATAGCAAAAGAGGAAAGCGACACAGTTGCTGATCTATTTGCACAAGAGGAACAATCACAAGCACAATTACAAGATCAGAGAAATAAAGATATTTTAAAACAACAAGCTGATTCAAAGAAACTTGCTGATGATACTCTTGCAAGAGAGAACGCAAAGAGAGATGCTTATTATATGACAGCAGCTGCACTTGGTCAATTGTCTGAAGTTGTTGGTCAAACAACAGCAGCAGGAAAGGCATTGTCATTGGCACAAGCAATCATAAATACATACACAGGTGTTACTGAAGTTTTATCAAATAAAACTGTAATTCCTGAACCATTCGGAACGATTCAAAAGGTTGCTTCAGTTGCAACAATTCTTGCAAGTGGTTTGAGTGCTGTAAAGAACATTGTTAAAACCCCTGTTCCGGGTAAAGGCGGTGCAGGTGGAAGTGTTCCGACAGGTGGCTTAAATGTGAATGCACCTATTGTACCAACAACAAGTTCAATAATGACACGAATAGATCAGTCAAGTATTAACGCACTTGGAAATCAGGCAGTCAAAGCATACGTTGTTGAAAGCGATATGACTTCAAGTCAAAAGAGAATTGAGGCGATTAAACAAAAGGCTAAATTCGGTTAAGTAGAAACTTTACAACTTATTAAACATTTATGATTATGGAATTACCATTATTTGAATTAATGATTTCAGAAGATGTCAA